ATCAAATAGGTATTGAATCTTGGAGGGAGATATAAAATGAGATTTAATAATTATTTAACAGAAGATATTGTTTCGAAAGCTTTAGCATTGGAAGAACCAAAAGTAGGTGGAGATTATGCTCCAGAAAAAGCTAAAAGATATGTCGAACTTATCAATCAAGCTTTAGAAGCTATGAGAAAAAGAGATGAAAGTGAAGCTAATGATGCTATTGTTCAGGATTTAAGAGATAAAAAGAAAAAATGGTCTAATATAAACAAATCAACCAAACCAACTAAAACAAAACAAGAAGAACCACCACCAGAACAAGAAGAACCACCACCAGAACAAGAAGAACCAGAACAACAGCAAGAACCACCACCTGCTAAAGAAAATTGGGAAAAGCTTTTTAAAAAAATGATTTAACGGCACTCATATCACTATCAATGATTGCTTCTTTACCTATAGGGTCTAGAAGCAATCTTACTTTTTTCACAAAGAACTTATCTATCATTGTTTCTGAATCAAACTGAATTAATTCATCAAATTGTTTAGGCCAATCATTGAAAGTAACAGTTTCTATATTATAAGGATTCTTCTTGACATAAATAACCTTTGCTTTTAGACCTTCCTGAATATCCTCATACTCATCTTGTAAATCAAGTTCCTTCAATAAGAGTCTGTAGCTATGTACCCCCTTTACATGCCAAGGAGTACCCTTTTTAGGTATACCACTACTAAGATATTTCCTTATATTATTGATACCAATATTAGCGGCTAATTCTTCAGGAGTAAGTTTACTTAGTTCCTTCTTATACTTTCTAATGGTCTTAGCTATTTCATCATCTGATACCTGCTTCATGATCATTTCCATGATACTCTTAAGCCTTGGTCTTATAGCTTCAGCAGATTCAGACCTAACAATTTCAAGTCCAGTAACCTTAATTTTGTCTGTTGGGATACCCTCATCGTTTAATAACCAATAAGCATATTTTTTCTTCTTAACAAACAAAGCAGTCTTAGCAATGATTTCCTGTTTGAATGCTATCTTAAAATCATGAACTTGTGAATTATAGTCCCGTAATTGGGTTTCATTGAATATTCTGCTATCAATATATTTCTCCATAAGAGCAGATATATCTATTATATATTCAATCTTCTCATCATCATTTAACTGTTCCCATCTCCCACATTTAAAGTCCTTTATCCATTCACCTAACCCAACAAAAAGAGAATCAGTATCAATGTATATGACATAATCCTTCCTATCTCTTTCTTTATGTAATAATGATCCATCAGCCAACAATGAACCCAATAAATCATTAGACAACCTATCATCATTCAAGATTCTTTCATCATCTCTAGGGTTGTTTAAAAGGTCATTACAAAAGGTTTGTCCTGATTTGATGGTATGCCTACCACATGAGGTAATAGCTGAAGCTATATGGACATTGAAGTACCTTGAATAGGGAACTGATAGAATACCAAAGAACGCATTCATCATAATCTTTAGAGCTAGCTGTAAAGAATCATAGTTTCGTTCCCTTTCCTTGCATTTATCATGTTCAGGTCCAACACATTCTTTAGCCTTCAATCCCTGCTCTTTTCTTTTGCCTTTAACTTCCTTTCGCTTAAAGAATACATTCTTTTCAACTTTAGCCACTACCCCTTCTTTTTTAGTTGTGAATACAGAACCACATGGAGAAACAGCAAACAGCCCTTTTCTCAACGCAAGATTGAACTTTTTAAGTTTATCCCCTTCAAAAGTTTTTAAGTCCCATTCTCCTTTCACTTCCTTTGTCATTTTGAAAGGTGGAAACTCTCTTTTTCTTGTATAAGAAATGATTTCTTCTTCCTGTAGTCTGATAATCTTTCCAAAAAAAGTCTCATTAGACATATTCAAAGCAATAATATGAGATGGATAGCTTGATGTAATATCAATATCAACAACCCATTCATGCATTCCTTTATGAGGTTCTTTGACATGTGCGGCTGTAAATGGTTTCTGTTCACCCCCCGCAAAATGTGGAGCACATAATCTATTTCTTCTATAATAGGTGAGCATCAACCCTTCAATCAATTGAGTTTGAGCATTATAATTTCTCATAGGTGATTTACAAAGCAAACTCAATGCTTGAATCATTCTTATATAACCAAGCTTATCCTCAAGGTCATTTACTCTTTCACAGTCAACAATATTGTAATCAACAAACTCATTCCAATCTTTCTCAACCTGCTCCCTCATAGAACCATAACTGTTTTCTAATTTACCTACACCTAATTCTGTTTGACTGACATAATCAAGAGTATATCTTTCAAGTTTCTTTCCATACCATCTATAAACATTATAATAATCAAGAATGGTCAAACCGCCCATATCAATATTCATCTCATCTGTTGATTTCTGTTTCCAGACATTAACAACATTGATAGGAGACATTCTTTTATACATCTCTGTACCTGCATCTTCCCCCCATAAAACCTTTGCCCTATTAATCATATAAGGAAGATCAAATGCCCATATATTATACCCACTCAATACATCACATGGAAACTTATACATATAAGTAAAAGACCTTCTCAAAAGGTCTTCTTCGCTCTTACATGAAAAATATTTAACATTCTTCTTATTACCTGTATACTCCCTTAATTCAAATGGATCATATCCAAATGTAACAGTCCCACCTGTTATCCCATTCCTAATAGATATAAGAATAATAGGATCTTTAGGATTTCTACAATCAGGAAACCCCTTATCGGCAAGAGTTTCAATATCCAAATAATAAACTAATAAATTAGGAGTTGTTATTTCTTCATCAGGAATTCCATGATATCTCTCTGTAAGAAACTGAATCTCATTTTTTACATTATTCTCAAATACATTATGGGTTTTATTGGATTCTAAAAATTTGTAGTATTCGTAGTAGGTATTGAATTCTTTCTTTTGAACGGGATTACCAAATATTGTTTTTATTTGATTACCATCTATCTCCATTTCTTCTTTATCAGGAAGGAATAAATATGGTGTCCAATCAATCTCTGTATAAAGATTCTCACCACTTATTTGTTCCCATAAGTGGATTATTGACTTTTTTGTGTTATAGTAACAATTTTTAAACATAGAACTCCTTGGTACGGGGAGTGGGATTCGAACCCACAGATTACGGGGCTTAAACCCGTTGCCTATGCCATTCGGCTACCCCCGCTTATTTAATGTTCTATTCTACATCACTTGCCCTTAATTTTTGATATACTCTATCTATATAAATTGTAGCACCTGTATATACAAGCACACAAAGCCCCATTCCTGTCCACCATATCCAACACATACCAACGGCTTTAAAGTAAGCAAGAAAAAATCCTGAAATAATTCCGATTGTACTCAATAATATTGATAATATGCTAATTAAAAATGTATTTGCCATATTAATTTACCCCCCCTTATTTTTGGTAGGCAAGGGGAGATTTGAACTCCCAAGATCCAGATTTTGAATCTGGCATGTATGCCAAGTTCCATCACTTGCCCTTATAATTTTTTGGTAGGCAAGGGGGGATTCGAACCCCCAAAATCATGATCCTAAATCATGCGTGTATGCCGTTCCACCACTCACCCATTTAATATCTATCTGCTGTTGACCCATATAAATCATCATCTTCTATAGGCTTAATTTTTTCTACTTCTGTGATAGGTCTTTCATTAGCTTTTTGTGTTGTACCATTTTTAGCTTTTTGTGTCTCTTTCCAAGGAAGAACCTTATTCCGCACATCTTTAGCAATAGCCATTACCTGCTCAATTTCAGGTTTCAATTCCTCACTAACCTGCTCTATTATAGTTGGCTTATTGTCTTCAACTACTGTTGTGTCTTCATCATCACAACTAAAGAACACATTATACATAATTATACAAAAAATAATTGTTCCTATGTCAAATCCACTACCACTCTTAGACATTTTTTATCTCCTAAAACAGATTAAAATCATCTTCAGTAAAAAGCCAATCGCTTTCTCTTTCAAATTCAGTATCCATAAAAAACTTAATATCTTCGGCTAACATAGGTATGCCTTCTTCTTGATTATATATACAATAAGCAGGATGAATTGTTAATAAAACAGGATATTTCTTTTTCTCCCCTAATGAATATTCTCTAAACTTACCTCTTTTCTTTAAAATTCCTGTAATATCCCCTGTAAAAATATATTTAGCATAATTACCCAAACAAAGTATTTTTTCAGGATTAATAACTTTTATGTATTTCCTCAAATGCTGTTGACAAGATTGCATTCTCATCTCATCAGGTTTTGTTTTAATGGCACATTGAATAGCATTTATAATAAGGAAATCACTTGCTTTAAAACCAACTCTATACAACTCCTTTGTTAATATATCTACAACTCCTTTGTTAATATATCCCCTGCCGCACCAACAAAAGGAGTCTGTTTTCTGATTTCAGCATATCCCGGTGATTCACCAATTATCACATATTTAGAACTTGAACTCCATAATGGAATCAATGAACCATGAATATGCAATTCACAATCTTTACAATTACCTACCTGCTTATCCAATAATTGAAGCATTCTTATCTGTTTTTGGGTAAGCATTTAATTTCTTGTCCTTCTTTCTCTCTGCCTTTGTTGATGATCTATTTGATCTCTATCATCTCCTGATATAGTAGATTCTTCAATCCATAAATCTAATTCAGACTCATCATACATTTTTAAACTTCTTTTGTCAAGATAGAATTTTTCAATATGCCCAACTCTACCACTAATCCTTGATTTAGTGATTTTATAAAGAACTTCAGACTCATAGACCATCTGTTCCTCATCAGTACCCAAAATAGCCATAAAATCTGCTGTTGCTGGAATTCCCATTGATTCTGCAATATGATTAAAATCAACCTCACTGAATTGAACATAAAATCCTTCCCTATTCAACTGTGAAACTGATACAAAAGGACATTTAAACTCAAATGATAATGCTCTAATTTCCTCTGATATCCTCTTAATAGCAGAATACATATTACCATCAACCTTATATGCCGCTTTCATCAGGTTGATATAATCAACATATACTATACTAATATCAATACCTCTAATAACCAATTCCCTTAGATATATTCTAAAATCCAATACTGATGCCCCACCTGTTGGGTATTGTTTAATGTACAATTCCCCTCTATTTTCAGTATCCTTAACATCTCTTAAGCTATCCATCAGGTTTCTTCTTGCAGTCCTTGATAAATACATCCTATTTATATCAAGTCCTGTATAAATACCATCAAATCTTTGTGCAAAAGCATCTTGAGACATTTCTAATGTAAGAAGAACTACGTTATGCCCATGTAGAACTTGTCTTGCCGCAAAATTAGCCATCGTGTTTGATTTACCACCATGTATCTTTGCAGTTAGAACATTGAACGTAAGTGGTGGAAACCCGCCATTTATCATCTCATCAAAGACAGGAAAATATGTAGGTATCCTACTTTCACTTGTTGTAAATATCCTTCTAAGTCTTACCCCAATATCCTCAAAATACTTAAGACCCAAATCAATTTTAATATCCTTAATAAGAGCATTTTCAATCCTTTGCTGTATAGAATTCCTTCTTTCAGGATCTTCCACATCATCAACTGAATCAATAATAGCACGTTTAAGAGCTTTTTCTTTCAAATAATCATTAGCTTGATTAAGTAAAAACTCATAGCTGTCTGATATACTGAAATCTGCTTGTTCTGCCTGTTCAATGATATCCTTAATATCATCAGGATTTTCAGATGAATTTATAATAGAATCCTTTGATGGAATACTGGTATATTCATCTACATAATCTCTACAGAACTTAAAAGCATGACTTATGTTTGGATCATCAAAATACTCTGCTTCGAAAACAGAACTTACTAATATAAGAAAATCTTTATCACTCAACATGCCCTTTAATATAATTTTTTCAACAAAATCTGAATTTAATCTCTCAACCATTATCACCTCAAATCTTTTATATCTATTTTACACTACTTTTTATAATTTGTATTAACAATTTTCTTTTTTTATGTTATTATTTATGTATAAGTATAAGAGGGGAATATATATGAACGAACAAAATGAGTTAAAACAAATATTTAATGAACTTAAAGCTGAACATAAAATTGAAGAAATGGCAACATTTTCAGAACTTGATATAGCCGAAAAACTTCAGAAAAATGAAATGATGGTGATTAGATACAAAGAACACTATTTTGCGGAACTGGAAAAATATGAAATCCTTGAAAGAAAAATGGATGCATTAAGAGGAATAAGATACAGACATTACAAGTTTGATGATAATGAAGAATGGTCTAAAAAAGAGATTGAAGATTACTGTCTACCCGCTGATGAAAAAATAATTAAAATGAAAAAAATAATGGCAAAACAACAAGTTAAGGTTAGATTCTTTGATATGTGTCATAAAGCCTTTTCTTCAATGGGATGGAGTATGAAGAATTTTACAGACAGGGAAAAACATGGAATATAAAGCAAAACTGACATTAGAAAACAACTATAAAATTAGAATAACATCCAATCATGATGATTATGTGATGGATATGAAAGAACAATTTGCCTTTCATGTCAAAAATTATTTCTTCATGGGAAAATACAAAGCAGGTATGTGGGATGGGAAAATACATTTCATAACTGAAGCTAGCCTAATGCCCTTTGGTCTTATATTGGATTTTATGAGACTTCATAAGAAACTATACCCTGATATACAGCTTAAACCAGATGAAGGCGTTAAAGCCCTATTTAAAGGCGATAAGATGGACATTACATATGATCTGTCCCTACAACCTAGACCATATCAAAAAGAAGCTGTAGAAATCTGCCTAAAACACTCCAAAGGAATCATAAGATCGGCAACAGCTTCAGGTAAATCACTTGTTATATCTTATATAATAAAGAATCTCATGAAAAACAGGAAAATAACAGGTGTCACAAAAGCATTGATTATTGTTCCCTCAACATCTCTTGTAGAGCAATTTACTACTGATATGATAGAATATGGATTACCTGAATCTATGATAGGCAAAGTATATACAGGACATAAAGGATGGGACAAACATATTGTAATATCAACTTGGCAATCCTTAAAGAATAATCATGATAAATTAGGTATGTTCCATTGTGTAATTGGAGATGAATGCCACCAAGCAAAAGCCACTGAACTGAAAAAAATATTCTCCAAGGTAAAGGCAAAATATAGAATTGGATTTACAGGAACATTACCAGACCATATTACAGACCTATATAATGTCAAGGCATTTTTAGGTCCAGTATTAAAAGAATATCCTTCAGGTCTTCTTGCTGAACAAGGATATATTTCTAAATGTAATGTCAAAGTATTAAATATGTCCTATCCAGATGGAATTGAAAACAAAATTTATAAGGATATAAAGGATGAGGTATTCCATAACAAAAGAAGATTGAACGTAATAGGAGACATTGTAAAAGAATTAAATGATAATATTCTGTTGCTTGTAAGTTATATTCCAGAAGGAGATAGGCTTGTTAAGCTTCTAAACAGGCGTACTAAAAAAGAGGTTATATTTCTATCAGGCAAAGACAAAACTAAAAAAAGAGAAGAATGGAGACAAAAAATGATTAAGGGCAACAATATTGCCCTCATAGCTACCTATGGCATATACCAACAAGGAATCAACATTCCAAACCTAAAATATGCTATGTTAGCATCACCTAGTAAAAGTAAAATAAGAGTATTGCAAAGTGTAGGTAGGACATTAAGACTTAACGACAATAAAAAGGATGGAGCAATAATATTTGATTTGGTAGACCAAGTTAAGTTCTTGAAGAAACACGGTCAAAAAAGAATTGATTATTATAAAAATGAGGGATTTAATATTGAGTCAATTGATGTGAATCCATTTATTAGTATAAATGAATTTATTGTTTAAAATATATAAGTAGTAGTAGGAGATATGAAAACAGTAGCTAATACTAATATATATAAGTAGTAGTAGGAGATATGAAAGAAACAACATTTAATAATTTAACAGTAGCTAATACTCAATCTGCAATAGATTTGTTAGGTGTAGGCACATTTTTTCTATATGGAATTAATGAATCAGCACAAAGAAATAATACAGCTTTAAGGCATAGGATTTTTTATAATGAAAGGATAACTTCTATTGAATATCCACAAGGAGTATTCAATAATTTTAGAAAAATAATTGATATTCTTGAATCTGAAGATTTAGGACTTGAAATTAAGACTTTTACAAGAAGAACATCAACAACAAGTGGTGCTAGAGATGATGATAATAGAGCATCAAGATTTCAACCTAAAGCTCCTAATGAAACTGAATGGGTAAGCTTAAGTTCAAGTTCTGTAAGCTCAAGTTCCAGTTCAAGCTCTTTAAGCTCAAGTTCCAGTTCAAGCTCTGTAAGCTCAAGTTCAAGTTCTACGGAAGCAACATTTATATTTACCATGAGAACCTCTGGTGCAGATGAGACTATAACTCTACCAGCTATCTCAAACAATAATAATTTTGACATAGATTGGGGTGATGGCTCAGAGATAGAGAATATTACTTCAGCTATCCCTACTCATGAGTATGCTGTAGCTGATGATTATGAGATAAAGATAGATGGCACTTGCCCTGAATGGTATTTTGAGGATTATGGAGATGCTACCAAGTTAATCTCTGTTTCTAATTTTGGTGTTTGTGGTTGGATTTTTATAGAAGAAGCTTTTAATGGTTGTGCGAATCTGGAAACCTTTGTTGCTGGCAATACAGATATATCTGAAGTGACAAGTTTATACGAGCTGTTTGAATACTGCACCAAGGTTACGAGTATA